TGCAGGTACTATGGCTGATTCTGCTACATCTGGGGATTCTAGTTCTACTGGTGGTGGCGGAGCACATGATCATACTTTAGCAGCAACTTTTGTTGGTAGCAGTAATTCAGTGTTGCAACCTTATTTAACTTTAATGTATATAATTAAAACATAATCTTATGCCAAATTACGAAGCAACACATTATAATTTTACAGGCCAGTACATGACTGGTTTAGCTGGAGTAAACACTGGTCTTATTATTCCATGGGGATCGGCGTCTGTTCCTTCTGGTTTTTTAGAATGCAATGGACAATCAGTTTCTACTTCAACTTATGCAGCTTTATTTGCAGTTATTGGTTATACTTATGGAGGTTCAGGAGCTAGCTTTCTTGTACCAGACCTTCAAGATAAAATTTCTTTAAGTAAATCAAATACTAAAGCCTTAGCTTCAACAGGTGGAGCTAATACTGTTGCATTAACTGGAAACGTATCTGGAAGTATAGCAAATGCTACACTAACATCCGCACAAATACCTTCACATACGCATAATTATTTTTATTCTCAAAACCAAACAAGTAGTGGTATGGGTGGTGGAGGAGGTACAAATTCGGCTATGACATCTGGTTCTGCTGGTGGTGGTGGAGCACATGGTCACTCTGCTAATTTTAGTATAACTGGAAGTGCTACTTCGGTATTGCAACCATACCTAACTTTGATATATATTATAAAAACATAGGAGATATTTTATGAAAATGGGTAAATGGACTATAATTCCAATTGATAAAAGAATAGTTAAACAATACGGAGATGGTAAAAGTATTGGTTATATGATTAATGATGAATCTTTTTGGAATTCTAATATATCTTCTAATATTCATGCTATTCAATATACCGGTGATAACACTGATTTAAATCAAGTTGAGCATAATGATAATACTCCACACACGTATTTCAATGGTGATATTAAATTATTTGCAGATAAATGGGATCAAGAACATTTAAAAGCATTACAATTAATTTGGGATAATGATAATGTTCTTATTGAAGATGGATCTACACATAAACTTGTTCCAGGAGAGACAATAGAACAAAAAATAAATAGAATAGGTCCTAGACCCACTTCTTATACTTCAGTAGATATATATTAATTTTTAAATAACATCCAAGAAGTAAGTAAATACTTTTCACCACTTATTGGAGGATTTCCTCTATGCACAAAAGGAAATGCTGCTGGCCATATTACTATTCTTCCTGTTTTTGGTTTTACTCTAATTGATTGATGTAAAAATTCTGTTTCTCCTCCTTCTTCAACATCATTTAGGTAAATTGTAAAGGCCATTACTCTCTTACATTCTTCAGGCAGAGGGCAATATTCTACATGCCATATATGATATCCTTCGGTTGGTAATGTTTTTTGGATTCTCATAGAGGTATAAGAAAATTGATTACATCCATAAGCATCCCCTAAACCAGAATGTTTGATATAATGATTTAAAGCAATATCAAAATTAACAAAAATTAATTTATGATTTTGAAACCAGTCTTCTATATTATCTGGGCCTAAACCAACAGTAGTATCTTTTTTTAATGTTGAAGAAATATTTTCAGAAGACATTCTTGTAAAAGAAAGATTCATTTTATTTTTATTTTCATAAAATTTTATAAGATCTTTGCACATATCTTCGTGTATATAACCATCATAAACACCTATAAACTTATCTATACTAATCTTTTTTTCCATTTTTTAAAAAATCATTTATTTGTTTATTTTTTATCCAATCAGGTTCTTCTTTTATATTGCAAACTAGACAATATCTTTTAGAATCATTACCTGATACTTCTTCAACTCCATGTAATATAAGCGGTGGAAATACATAATATGAACCTCTTTTTGGATAAATTTTCATTTTAAGTTCAGGTAAAATTAAAGGGTTTCCATCTGTTAAATAAAGAATTAAATGATGATGAATATGGTGATGCATTTTTACATGATCCCCTTTACTTTTTAACTCATTTCCCCAACTTTCAAATTTTATATTTGTACTACGATATCTATCTTTATTAAAAAAAGGATTTGTTGTTTGATGTTTATTTACAATATATTCCATAAATCTTTTAAATTCAGGAGTATTATCAAAAAATCCCCATGGAGTTTTTCCACCATAGACATTAGTTAATTCATCATTTGCAATATTTTGAGAAATCATCGTTGTCATGTTCATCATATCTACAACATTATCATAAACACCGTGTGATATTTGAACTGTTCTAGGATAAGTAACTATCGTAGAATGACTTATATTCTCTATTTCTTTTATTTCGCTTAATTCTATCATTAAATTAATATATAATTTACAACTACTCTCCAATACGGAGTTTTAATTTTTGGTCCTAAACCATTATGATATTTGTTACTATTTATACATAGAAAAGTTCCTGGTGTAAAGGTTACGGATTCATCTTCACATATAAATTCTCCTCCCCAATTTTTATCCCAAGAAGGTGTTAAAAATCCAATAATAGATAATGCATTTTCATTTTCTATATCAGTATGAAATGAAGTATCCGAGTTTTCATTTTTAGCAACTAGATGTATTCTATGTATTTTTTCAGGTAATAATATATTATGTTGTTTTTTAAATTCTTCTTTTATTTTATGTAATAATCCTTCAAAATAACCAAACCAATATTGATGATAAATATTGTTTTCATTAGATACTATAAATCCTGGAAAACCAGAAGATTTTATAATATTTTGATTATGTGACATTCTTGAAAGATACCAAGCTGGCGTATCTATTAATTTATTATAGATATTTAAAAGTTCGTTTAAATTTAAAATATTTTTTACTTCTTTTATATGATTCATATTTTGTAATATTATGTAACTCTATATGATATTTCCTTCTTTATCTCTTTTATTATAATATATATCTTGTTTGCATTTATTACATTCTCCACAAAATAGTTTATCTCCAATACAAGATCTAACCATATTTTTTAAATCTTTATCTAAATAATCCCATGCTTCTTTTTTATCTTTAAATCTATCTATTCCTTTTCCTTTGTAAACATTTAATGGAATACATATTTTTATTTTTTTATAAATAGGATCATTTCTAAAAGCTATCTTAACATAATAGTATAGGCTTCCGTTTTCATACCAAGATCCCCTTGGATCATGTTTACGAAAAATACTTCCATTAGCTACATTAAATGTAAAGTGTCCTAACCATATTTTTTTATATTGAAATGCTTTACAAAAAAAAGAAGCTAAAAAAACACACCATTGATCATCTTTTCCAAAATGTTCCATTAAACTAAATGGTAAGTTCACATTTATTTCTGATTCACTAAAATCAAAATACCCATATTTTAATCTTAAATAATTAATTATATTGATAACTGATTTTCTTTGTAATTTATTTCTTTTTTGAAGTTCTAGACTCCACCCCATATTAATATATAAAACATGAATATTTCTTTTTTCTTCTAAAAATTGTTTTAATAAAACAGTGCTATCGGGTCCACCAGAAAATAAAACTAATTCTTTTTTGCTCATTTTAAAGGAGGTGAATACATAATTCCACCTTTATTCCATAGTTTATTAATTCCTCTATTTAATTTTAATGGACTTTCAGATCCTAAGTTTCTTTCAAAAACTTCTTCATAATTTCCTATTTGTTTAATTATATTATAACTCCAGTCATTATTTATATTTAAAGGTATATGTGTATTTGTATCAATATTTAATAATCTTTTAACAATTGGATTATCTGAATTTTTAAAAGTATCTATGTTTTTAGAATTTATATTTTGTTCTTCCGCTTCTAACATTACAAATAATGTCCACCTAACTATATCTTCAAAATTTTTATCATTAATATTAATGAAGGGACCCAACGGTTCTTTTGAAATTATTTCTGATAATATAATATGATCATCAGGTTTTTTTAATTTTTGTTTTAATCCAAACAATTGCGATCGGTCATTAGTATAACTATCACATCTGCCTGAATCATAGGCAGATAAAGTTGCATCTAGATCAGTAAAAGTTAATACGTTATATTTTAAATTATTATTTTTAAAATAATCTCTTAAATTTATTTCTGTGCCAGTTCCTTGAATTACACATATTGTTGCATGGTTTAATTGTTTCACAGAAGTTAATTTTGAATTTTTTCTAACCATAAAACTTTGACCATCGTAATAAATAGGTTCAACAAATTTAACACCAATTGCAACATCTCTTATAAAATACCAAGTAGTGTTCCTTGATAAAATATCTATTTCATTATTTTTTAATACTTCAAATCTATCTTTACTAGATGTTATTATAAATTTAACTTTATTAGCATCTCCAAGTATCGCTGCGGCAACAGCTCGACAGAAATCAACATCTATACCTGACCATTTTCCTGATGCATCAGCATTAGAAAATCCTGGAACGCCTTGAGAAACTCCACAATTAAGAGATCCTCTTTTTAAGATGTCTTTTTTAATTTCATTTGCGCTAATGTTTGATGTAAATATAAATAATATTATTAATAGATGTATTAGTAATTTCATAAATTTCTGCGTTGTATAATAGCAAAAAGGCGTATATAATTCAAGTCATGCCTTTACAAAAGATACAATTTAAGCCAGGATTCAATAAACAACAAACTGCAACCGGAGCCGAAGGGCAATGGATTGAAGGAGATAATATAAGGTTTAGATATGGTGAACCACAAAAAATAGGTGGTTGGGAACAACTTGTATCTACAACATTAGCAGGTCCTGCTAGAGAACAATTAACTTGGACTGCATTAAGTGGTAAAAAATACGCTGCAATTGGTACTTCAAAATTATTAGTTATTTATTATCAACAAGAATTTTATGATATAACTCCAGTTCAAACTGCAGTAACTGGTTGTACTTATACATCCACAACAGGATCAGCAACTGTTACAATTACAAAAGCAGGACATGGATTATCTATTGGAGATTATATAATATTTTCTGCAGCAACAACTCCAGGATCACCAACCACAAGTTATACTTCAGGTAGTTTTACTACAAATCCATTTGAAGTAAAAACAGTTCCATCTACCTCTACTTTTACTCTTACAATGCCAACAACGGAAACAGGAACAGGTGTTACAACGGGTGGAACTTTATCTTTTCAAGCATATGAAACTATCGGACCTGTAACACAAACTTCAGCTTATGGTTGGGGAGCTGGAAAATGGGGGGCTTCTACATGGGGAACAGAAAGATCTAGTACAACAGTTAGCCTCGCTCCTGGCTCTTGGTCACTCGATAATTATGGTCAGATTCTAATTGCAACTATTAAAAATGGTAAAACATTTTCTTGGGATCCATCTGCAGCAGGTGCATTACAAACTAGAGCAAGTGTTATAACAAATGCTCCAACAAAATCTGTTATGACATTAGTATCCGATAGAGATAGACATTTATTTGCACTTGGAACTGAAACAACTATTGGAGATACTACAACCTTTGATCCAATGTTTATAAGATTTTCAAATCAAGAAGATTATAATAGTTGGAATCCAAAAGTTACTAATACAGCAGGGACATTTAGGCTAGATACGGGAAACGAGATTATAGGAGCTGTACAAGGTAAAGATTATATTTTAGTTTTAACGGATCAAGCGGCTTATGTTATTCAGTTTGTTGGTCCTCCATTTACATTCTCCGTAAGACAAGTTGGAACCAATTGCGGATGTATTGGCCAACATGCATTGGTTTATGCAGAAGGAGCTGTATTTTGGATGGGATTTGGAGGTGGATTTTTTGCATTTGATGGAACGGTGAAACAAATACCATCACTTGTTGAAGATTATGTATTTACAACAACGGGTGATAATTTAGGAATTAATTATAATGCAAGCCAATTAGTTTATGCATATCATAATTCATTATTTAATGAGGTAGGTTGGTATTATCCTCAAGCAACTTCAAATCAAATAGATAGAAATGTAGTATACAATTTTACAGAAAATACTTGGGCAACAGGAACATTATCTAGAACAACGTATGAAGATTCTATTACTTATACATTGCCTTACGCAACACAGTTTACAACAAATGCAACTCCAACATTTCCAACTATTAATGGTGTAACAAATGCTTATGGTGCAAGTAAATACTGGGCACATGAAACAGGGGTTAATGAAGTAGCTTTTGATGGAACTACAACAGCTATTGCTGCATATGTTAAATCAGGAGACTATGATATATCAGAACAAGGACTAGCTGGAGATGGTCAATTAATTATGCGTGTTAAACGATTTATTCCAGATTTCAAAAGTCTAGAAGGCAATGCAAAAATAACTTTATACTTTAGAGATTATCCTGCAAACAGTGAATCAACACCTTCTACAACTCCACCTTTAATTACGGGACCCTTTACAATTACCTCTTCAACTAGTAAAGTAGATACCAGAGTAAGAGGAAGACAAGTAAGTTTAAAAATAGAAAATGATGCAGTGGATGAAACTTGGAGATACGGAACTTTAAGATTAGACATTGAAGCAGGAGGAAGAAGATAATGGCAAAAATTACAGCATATATTCCGGAACCCACAGATGATTATAAAGTAGATAATCAAAGACAAATTATTCAATCTATTAGCACTATAAAAGATCAACTTAATTTTTCTTTTCAAAAAGATTTAAAAGATGAACTAGAAGCATTTAGTTGGTTTTTATTTAGTGGACCTAAAAATTAATGACTATATTTTATAAAAACCAAGGTTATGATTTAACCACAAGTAATTTAACAACCGTATTAAATATTAACACTTCAACCGTTGCAATTATAAAAGAAATATCAGTTGCAAATGATCATACTAATACAGTTGAAGTAAATTATTATTTTACAGATTCTTCTACATCAACCACTTATAAATTTTATCATAGTAAAGTTGCAGCTAACTCTAATGATAATGCGATAAATAATGCACTAGTATTAGAAGAAGGAGATTATTTACAATTTCAAGCAGCAGGTGCTAATTTTATATCCGGTCAAATTTCATATGCATTATTAACAAGGTCAGGTGAAAATGGGTGAAGTAATTAAAATAGAATGTAAAACAAAAGAAATCATTAAAAGTAAAAAGACAGGTAAAACTTACGAAAACATGCAAGAATTTTTAAAAGAAAATACAATGGAAGATTTGCAAAAAGATTTAAATGTTATGGTAACTAACAAAGGATTAGATTTAATGAATAAGGTATTTAATAATAAATGAATCCAAGAGGTGGTACAGAACTACAGGTAGAATTATTAGAAAGATTTGTGGATAAAGATCTTCTAGATAAAGTGCAGATTACAACATCTGTGCCGGAAAAAATACCATTGCATCCAACAAAACCAAACATACTTTGGCAACAGAATTCTTATGACCAACCTAATTTAGTTCCATGGTTTCAAAATAAAGAAAATCATAAAAAATATGATTGGTATGTATTTAATTCACATTGGTGTTATGAAAAATTTAGAATGATGTTTGATATACCTACATCAAAAAGTTTAGTTATTAAGAATGCTATAGATAAAATAGAACCTAGAAAATTAGAACATAAAGTAGGCGATCCTATTAAATTAATTTATACTTCGACTCCGTGGCGAGGATTAAATGTATTACTTGCTGCAATGCAACTTGTAAAAAATAAATATGTTCATTTAGATGTTTATTCATCCACACAAGTATATGGAGATTCCTTTAAAAATAATAATGATAAACAATTTCAAGATTTATATGAACAAGCAAAAGCATTACATAATGTAAGTTATATTGGGTATAAACCTAATGAATTTATAAAAGATAATTTAAAAAATTATCATATGTTTGCATATCCAAATATATGGGAAGAAACATCTTGTATTGCTCTTATTGAAGCAATGGCTGCAGGTCTTTATTGTGTTACAACTGATTATGGTGCTTTATTTGAAACAGGTGCTGAATTTCCAATTTATGTTCCATATGAAAAAGATTTTATAAAATTAGCACATACATTCGCATCAGTCATTGATGCGGCTGCAGATCAAATACATTTAGAAACAATTAAACATCATTTAAAATTTCAAATTGAATATACAAATAGATATTATACATGGGATTTAAGAAAGAATATTTGGAATAGATTTTTGGAAGGAGTAATCAATGCA